TAATCAGCTTCAACTCTTGATATAGTTTTATTATCTATGCCTATTGCGTTATAACCTTCTTTAAATAAAAAGTCTTTGAACGCTTCGCCAGAGCTTTTTAATTCTATATTTACTAGGCTTTGCCTAGTGATGCCGTAAAACTTAGAATGTTCTTTAAAATACTCTATTGCCTCACTTATTCGCTTTCTAAAGTCAAAGATACCACGAATATACAAAATATTACTTGCTTTATCAAAATATTCATACCCTACTGCTGTGGGGTCATTGTTTACTTTTTCAGTCCATGCCCCATCTATCCAAGCATTCCAAGTAACATAATTAGGATTAAAAGGCAATTCACTTAGTTTGATAGTTTTAAACCACTCGCCTTTCATCATATCACCGCCAGCCGTTCCCGTTAATCCAAGCCCATAACCCCTCCACCTTTTTACATCAGTATCTTTGTAGTACTCAATTTTTCGCTTAATCTCGTCATCTAAAAAAGGGTTGTGAGTGTAATTTGATATAAACAATTGCACATCTTCACGCCCTATTAATTTTTCATGAACCCAAAACGCTACGGTTGGGTTATAGTCCAAAAACACTTGCTTTGTTGTTCTTACTTGCAACTCCTCAAATATTGCGTAACTTATACCGTTAGCCTCATTTAAGAATAGGTAATCCCTTTTCCCGTTCTTTGCGTCCTGTGCATCTTCGTAGCTTTTAAATTCAATCTTTGAGCCATTTCTAAAAGTATAGATTCTATCGCTTTTGTTTACGCTTGCAATCAAAGAACTAAAAAAAGGGCTGCTATCTAAAATTTTATCAAAATCTCGAATCGCACCTACTTTTAAATTTGGCATATCTTGACCTACTACCGTTACAACTTGGTTGCGTTCTTCCGCTGCTTTACAAAATAGCACTTGCAGAAGCGAATAAGTTTTGCCGCTACTTGTTCCGCCTTGGTTTACAATCAAAGGTTTATCACAATTATAATTCCAATCAAAAATGGGACTTATAATAAACGGTGCTATTTCAGTCATCTATAAAATCATTCTCACTTTGGATAGGTTTAACATTTGTAGATTTAAAAACTACTTTTATTGTATCTCCTACATTTTCCTGCTTAGTTTCTGACTTGTCCACCCACCCGTAATGCCTAGATAATAATGATTTTGTAGTCATGGCATTTGTTGCGTTATTTGTGGCATCTTCGTACGCATTTTGTTCACAAGTCATGTCTATTGCTTTTAGCATTTGAAAAACGGTCGCATCTTCTGCAAACTTTTGAGCCATAACGCTGAACCACTCATGATACCAAATCTTGAATTTTATAAGCAAAGTAGTTTTTAAATGTGGCTTTCTCATAACCTTATCTTGTATTACTTTCTCGCCCATTGGGTTTTCTTCGTATCTAGTCTTTTGTATAACTTCATAAGGCGTATTAAGAAATTCCAACATTTGCTCCAGCGTATCAATGACTAAATCCCTAGTCCAATATTCAGCGTTTGAATTATTGAGTAGGGATTGACTTATTTTACGTTTGGTTTCTTCTGTGTGTGTTGCTGGTTTATGTTCTCGCTTTGCCATTATTTATTATTTGCATTGCTATAAAATAAAGCTTTTTGATTGCTCAATGTTTTTTCAAACGATTCAATACATTGCGAATGCGTAATTATTGGTTTCTTTGAAGATAGAAATACTTTTATTTCTTGCGGATTGTTATTATTTGCCATTAGTTACTTTTTTGATTCAAAAGATACATCCCATACCACATTATTCGATTCTTCTAAAATAAAATAAGTCTTATCACCTTGTACGAAGTCTTTTAACATTGATTGACATTTTTTACTTAGATTGTTGAAATCTATTGTATGGGTTGCGGTAAACGAATGCGTTTCTTCTGGTGGTTTCTTGTCGCTCATTATACGTTTTGGTGATGGTAGTAAGATAAAAGGCTTTGTTGCTTGTGGCTTACTTTAGATATTGCGTTTATTTCGATTCCCGTCTTAACCTTTGATGGCAACCTTCTTTTTTCTAGTAGTTCCATTTGCTTAAAAAGACAGCTATCTAAGTTAACATAGCTAGTTTGATATTCTTTGCGTGTCATTTTGCGTTTTGTCATCTTCTAGCTTATATTTTTTCAAAAACTTTCTTTCAGCTTTCTTTTTTGCCTTAAAATTTCGCTTATCTGCTTTGGTAACATTCCCACCGCCAAAGATTGAAACTTTGTTGTACTTTTCTATTTTGCCGTTTTTAATAGTTCGTGCCATTGTTTATTTTTTTTTGCCGTTCTGCCATTACTAAATCCGCCATTTTAATTTGCTGTTCCAATATTCGATGTTCTGGGCATTGCCAATCAATAGTATGCAAGTCGTATTTTTGGTATGAGTAGGTTTTTGATATTGGCATTTTCTAAAAATTAAGGGGCAGCATTTGCCTACTGCCCCACTTCCTTTAAAAATTCAACTATGATTCTTTAAAATTAATCTTTGCGCTTCTTTTTTGGATAATCGTTTCATCTTGGTGTACTTCTCCTAAAACAATACCGCCTTTTTTAAAGTTTGTTGGTTGGTGATTATTTACTAGAATTTGCATTCCCAAAATAAACGCATCGATTAAATCGCTATTTTCTTTGTAATTTATTGGCTTGCTCATATTTTTTCTATTTCGTAAATATCTTCAAAACACGGCTGTTTCAGTTCTTTCAAATCCGATTCAACTAGCAAAATAGCCCACGCTTTCTTTTGTGTAGTTGCTTTTGTAGTTAAGCTGTTTGCCTTGTTGCCCCATTCTTTTATAGTCCGTGGTTTTAGCATTTTTATTTATCATTATGGATTTTCTCAAACATTAAAAAAACATCCCAAAGTGGGTCTGTTGTTCCTGTGTCATTTCCACGAGTTATTTTATGTATTTCTTTTGCAAACGCTTCCTTTTTAGCTTTTAGCCTATCATTATGTTCTTGCATCATTTTTTCAATGTGCTGTAAATCCCAAAGACATCCCATATTTTTACGCTTTTTGTAGTTCTATTTTCATATTCAATTCATAAATACGCTCTTGTAGTAGTTTCTTGCTTTCTTCTATGTCGTAAACGACCTGTGTAGAAAAGCCCGTTTCTTTTGCGACTTTCAAAAAGTTATCCATTGCCAAAATTAAAGCGTTTGTGTTGTCCTTTTCGTTTAGCATTTCGGCAATGCCATTTTGTACGCCTTCTTTACCATCAATCATCTGTAAACTGTTTTATCTTCAAACCCAATAATAATTTCAATGCCCCCCAATGTCGCATTAGGGTCACTTTCCCCGCCAATTGTTATTGGAACTTTAGAAATCATTTTTTTTCTTATTCTCTTTGGCATCTTTCCAAATTAAAACCCTGCGGCACTTGACTGCAGGGAATGAACAATTATTAACAATCTATAAAACGAGTGCAAAAGGCAGGACTCGAACCTGCGACCCTTATAAGTACTGCGCACACGTTCTACGTTTCCCTATAATACTCTAACCTAACTGAGCTACTTTTGCAAAACCAAGCGGCAAAAGTTCTATTTGCCGATTTGGAGTAAAAAACAACGATTTAGCTTGTACTTCACCAAATCATATTCGTAGCAGGTTTCTTACACCAAAGCCTAACTTTGGCAGATATTGACTACTTAGTTTTTTGTGGTAGTGGCAGGATTCGAACCTGCGACCTTCGAGAGAGCAACTCCCAACGCTCTACCGCTGAGCTACACCACGCCATTTTAAAAAAAACTTGCGTAAAATGATATTGCAACACGCACTAAGAAGAATCGAACTGCTTAGTTACTAGGAATCGAACCGAGTATTCACATTTTACAAAGCCCTGCCTTTTGCAAGTTTTATTATCTTAAAATCGATAAGCAGGAATCGAACCTGCGGCTTCACTTTTTCAAGAAAGTGCGTCTTTACCAATTCGACCACTACCTTAATCTTTATTTCTTTCAGAATAGCCACGGAAACCGTATTGCTTCCGTGGCTTTGTCAACCTTAGACCACTTTTCAAAACCTCGCTGTTGTGTGGACTTACTGATTTATTCATCATGCC